CATGTCAGGCCGGACGGGACCGTGTTCCTGTACACGCAGAAAACCGGCACGCCGGTCACCGTCCCGATCCCGGCTCCCGTCCTGGCGGCGTTCAACGCGTTGCCCCGCGTCGGCCGGTATCCGTTCTGGAACGGCACCAGCGCCCTGCTGGGCGCCAGCGGCTACTGGCAACAAGGGCTGCTGTGGGTCTTCCGTCACGCCGGCATTGCGAACGGCCATGCGCACCGCTTCCGCGACACGTTCGCCGTCGAGCTCCTGCTGGCCGGCGTCGACATCAAGGACGTCAGCGTGCTGCTGGGGCACTCGACGACGCAGATCACCGAGAAGCATTACTCGCCCTGGGTATCAGCGCGACAGAGCCGTCTCGAAGCCGCCGTGCGCGCGTCTTTTGCAACCGCACCGGTGCCGGGTCCACCGCCGACGCCTGAGCCACCCGCCTGAGCGCCGACTCAGGAATGCGCCAGTTGTAGCCGAGCCGCATCACGCCGGCTTCATGCGCGAACCGGCGACGCACCCAGTCCGGGCTGACGTTCCAGAGCTTCGCGATCTCCTGCGGACTGTAGTGGCGCTCGTCCGTCATGGCTCCCCCGTTACGCCGCCTGCACGATCGCCGCTTTCGAGACGCCCGTGCGCTCCGCAATGTGGTCCCGCAGGTTCGGCCGCGGGATCTTGCGTCCGAGCTCAATCACGTAGTAGGTGGACTTGGGGATATCGAGGTACCGCGCCGCGTCGCCGAGGCTCCACCCCTGCGCCAGCCGCCAATTTCGCAGCGCGGTGTTCGGGACACGTCCTGACATACGCGCCTACTGTGCACCGAACGAATATGGCTGTCAAGCCCCGCCCGCGTGTTTCCTCTTGGTAGACACGGCCGACATTTTCGTGTACTGTCCATCTCGCACCACATGCCCGTCGCCACCCGTCAACCCGTTCTGCGTTTTGATGTGCCCCCGCAGCCCGCCGACTTCATTCGTGCCCGCCTCCGCGCCGCCCTGCAGGCGTGGGGCACGCTCAGCGCGCTGCGGGACCGCCTCAACGCCGATGCGCCGACGCGCAAGTGGTCGGTCTCTCGGCTCTCGCGGTTGCTCGCGGGGCAGATCCCGCTCACCGTGGATGAATGCGTGCTGATTGTGTATGCGGCGGGGCTGTCGCTGGTCGACATCATGCGCCAGCCCGGCCGCGAGTTCGTCGGGGACTTGTCCGCCGACGAACTACAACTGCTGCAGCGCGTCCGCCGCGCGCCCCATTTCCTGGAGGCCTTCGACCAGGTGCTGACGCTCTACGACCCCCACCCTGGGGGCCCGGAGCGCCCCTCAGGCAAACCCCGTCCGCCGCGTCCGCGGCGGGTCCCAGAGCCGCGCCACCGCTAGCCGGTGCCGCGCCTGCAGACGCGCCTTCCACATCGCGCCGACGTAAGCGCCGATCGCCCGTGCCGCCGCCGGCCCGTCCCGATCGATCACCTTGTCGAGCTGTTCGTGCAGCGTACAGGACTCAAACGATTTCGTACGCCACGAGTCCTGGGGGGCGGCGGCGACGAGCGCGGCGACGACGCCATAGGAATACACCACCTGCTTTCCACTTACCGCTGGGAGAGTCGTGGAAACGGTCAAGGAATCGCGCGAGCGTCAGAATTTACGTCGCCGCTTACGGGTCCGCAAGGACATTTGCAAACATTTGACGTAGCACCTTTGGACAGCTTGACAGATCCCGTACGGCTGGGCCATGCGTCGTGGCGGTGTAACAATCTGTCACACTTTTTTCACATGGCGCACAGACCTGCACGGGTTCTGCGGCCGGCCTCCGGTTCGTAGTGGACACAAGCAAACCGCTTTGATTGAATGGGTGTGATCCGACGATTCAGGTGGAATGCACGGAGAACTGACTCATGGCGATCAAGCTCACGACGTGCCGACATTGTAAGCAGCCGTTCCATCTGTTCGTGGACCCGAAAGAGGTCGCGCTCTGTCTGAAGTGTCTCAGCCAGCTCGCGGCGCGCGAGGACGACGGACGACCGCCGCGCAGGGAGACGCGACGACGTGGCCGATGATTTTCGGCCGTTGTTCGAGGGGCTGCGGGATGCGAGTGTCCATCTCCAGGCGAGCAATGAGCATTTAGTCGCCGCCAGCCGAGAGATGGTCAACGCCTTTGGCGCGCTCCAACGCGTGACCGCGGCGGCGCTGCACGCCCGCGATGAGCAAGAGGATCTGCGCGAGAGCGTGCGGCGCCTAGAGGCCCTCGTCCAGGAACTCCTGAATCGGGACGGGAGGCACTGAACATGGCCTTCGGTCCCGGCAAGTACGATGATCTCTGCACCCACATCCGCACCCTGACGCAGGCGCGCGGCGTGTTGCTGATTGTGATTGACGGCGGGAGAGGCAGCGGCTTTGGCTGTCAGGCGACGGCTGACATCACGCTGCGCCTACCCGAGCTGCTGGAGGATGTCGCCGCGCAGATTCGGCAGGACGGCATCGGTGGGGCCGGCCGGGGCGACCGTCCGTAACAGGATCCCATGACGAAGAACCCCGCCGCCGTCGCGCTGGGCCGCCTGGGAGGCCGCGTCCGCTCGGAGGCGAAGACGAAAGCCGTGCGCGAGAACGGCAAAAAGGGCGGCCGGCCCCCAAAGAAAGCCCGAGCGCAGCCCCGTGTCACAGATACGACGGAGCCTGTGTGAGTTTACGACTCGGCGCCCTGCATGATGCCTTGCTCCATCCCGGCGATGCCGACCTCGCCACGCGCGCGGCGGAAGAGGTCGCGAGCGACGAGAACCGGCTGGCGAGCATCGACACGCGGCTGACGCTCCTGACGTGGATGGTGACCACCAACCTCTTGCTGACCGTCGCCGTCCTCGGGCGCTTGCTATTCATCCGCTAAGCCACAAGCCGTCACCCGCCGATACTTCTGATCATGATACGTGATTGGTTCCCGACGCGCTGGGATCGCCACGTCCCCCGCGTCTGTCGGCTGCCGTGGCTCCTGCTGAAATGGCTCCTCGTGCCGCTTGGCCTCTATCTGCTCGTCGGCCTTGTGCAATGGCGGGCCGGCTGGATCGGCGTTTGGGTCTGGCTCGTCGCGCCCTTCCTCGCGCGCTTCACGCAGCGGTTCCTCGCCCGGGTCACGGCGTCGCCCCCGCATACTGACTGAGCGTCGGCGTCGGCCGTGTCGCGGGCCCCACGCCCGCTTGCCCCACGCGCCGCAGAATATCGGCGACCGCCGCCGTGTCCTGACTCTTGAGGGCCTGCGCCATGCGATCGGCCCAAATGCCCGCCGTCAGCTGATTGTTGCGCAGCCAGAGGGAGCCGGCCGCGAGGAGCCCCGTCGCGCCGGCCACGGCGCCCGCCTCCGGTCCCGCCGCCAGCGCCGTGCTCACGGCGGGAATCCCACTGGCCAGGATCAGATGCCCGCCTAAGCCGAGGACATCGCGATTGCCCTGCCGCATCTCCATCGCCTGCAGCGCGTCGCGCGCCGCAATCGCCTGGCTTTCCTCTTTCAGATTGCTCGCGACCTCCGGAATGCCGATGCTGGTATAGGCGTCTTTGACCGCGTTGCGCTGCGCGAGCTCCACGGCTTTGGTCGCCTCGTTCGGGATACTTTGCTGTTCGCCGAAACTCTGTCCGAGTCGGAAACGACTACTCGCACGGGCGCTCTTGAGCGCCGCATCCGCTGGATAGCTGGCTTGCAGGGCCCGCGTCGTCACCGGAGTCGGCGTCAGCACCGGTTGCCCGTTCGGCCCGAGGATACTCGAGGGGCGCATCACGGTCGTCGTCACGTCCTGCGCCATCGGCCCCGCTAGGAGTCCCTGTTGCGCTGCGGCAATCTGATCGAGCTCCGGGCCCTGAATCCCCATGCGGGACGCCGCTGTCTTGAGCGCATCCAAGGCCGTCGCCGCGCGTGCGGGCGCATCGGTCGGGGGATTGGCGAGCGCCATCGCGCGTTGCACGCCGCGTTCGGCTTGGTCGACGAGTTCGTTGGCTTGCGCCGAGGTCGTCAGCCCACGGTTGACGATGTACTGCACGAGCTCATCGCGCGAGACGCCAAGTCCCTTCCAATACTGGCCCGGGAGTTCCTCGACGAGCGATTTCGGTACCTTCAGGCCGGCCGTCGCGAGGCGCTGCCCGAGTCGTTGGGCGGCGCCAGCCGTGCCGCGCACCACCGCGCCCACGACCGGCAACCCGCCCCCAATCACTGCGCCCGCCGTCGGACTCCCGCCCTGCAGCGCCGAGATCCCCGCCCCGCCAGTCGCTTGCACGGCCGCCTGCGGGATCAATTTCGCTACCGCCTGCCCGACATACGGCGCGAGGCGCGGCGCGACGGCGGCTTCCGCCGCATCGGCGGCGCCGGCGATCGGGCCGCCGGCCAGGGCGCCGACCGTCAGTTGTCCGGCGACATCCCCGACTTTTTCCGCGGTGGTCGTGCGCGCGAGCGCCTGATGCGCCGCGTCGAAACTCGCGCGCGAGAGGCCTGGCACGCCGTACAGGCGGTCGACCGCCGCCGACACGCCGGGGATCTTGTGCACGAGTTCCCCAAGGCGCACCGCGTCCTCGATCACGCCCTTCCCGGCGCCTCTGGCGAGGTCACCGATCCAGCCGTAGCCCAGATCCGGCGTCGTCCCCGCGGTGGGATCGGTAGAGAGATAGCCATGTCCGGCACTCGCGGGCTGCCCGGCGTTCGGATCCGTCGAGAGGTACGGCCCATCGCTCATGGCGCACTTCCGGTGGGTTTCCAACCCTTGCCGTCCCAGATCGCGAGCTGCCCCTGAATCAGGCGCCGCTCACCGAGACGTGCCGGGGCCGCAGGCGCACTGACCGACGTCCCCGCCGATGCCGCTGCGGGCGCGGCGGCTGGTGTCCCGCCGGTCTTGCCCCCCTCGAGCGCCGAGAGCGTCGCGCGGGCCTGCGGCGTGATCATGTTGATCGGCGCCGTCCCCATCCCGGCCTGATATTGACTGGCCAGCGAGTTGAGCTTGTCTTCCATCATCCGTCCGGTGGTCGCGATCGCACTGTGAATCTGCTGCGGCGCCATGCTGCTATTGATGGTCTGCAGGTCCCGACTGATGTCCGCTTCGGCGCCGCCACTCCCGCGCCACAGCTTCGTGACTTCCTCGACGACGCGCGGGGCGACCGTGTCGAAATCGGTCTTTCCGGTCCAGCCGGTGGCGGTCGCGAGCCGATTAGCAATGGAGTTATAGAGCGGATAGTTGCCATTGTGGAGCGCGTCGGCCGCAGTCGTCAGTTCCTGCAGGTGGCCAATCGCGGTATTTAGCGCGTTGACCTGTTGGCCTTGCGTCCCGGTCGTAAAGGCCGCCCGCGTTTTGGACCGGGCGTTGTAATCCACCGTATCGAACGAGGGATCGTACTTGCCGACCACTTGTAAGATCCCTTGCCAATACGGATTGGTGAGGGCGCGGCCTGACGGCAGGGCCATTCGTCCGTCGGCGATCATGCGCACGGTGTTTTGTGTCGCCGCCGGCAGGGTCGCGAGGTACGCCTCATTGCGGCCCGTGGCGGCCGGTGTGGCCGCCGCCCCTGGCGTCGGGGTCCCTGCGGGCGGCGCCGCCGTGACCGGGGCGGGCGTCGCACCAGGCGTGGGCGTCCCCGCCGTCGCCGCAGGCGCCCCACTGGGTACGGGCGCCACGCTAGGGCTTCCCCCCGGCCCGAAGACGCTCTGCAGCTGTTGATTTTCCAGGGTGGCCTTCGTGGCGGCCGCACCCGCCTGCGCCGTTCTGGCGCGCGTGAGGGCCTGCTGTGCGGGCGTTTGCTTCGCGGTCGCCGCCTGGGTCATCGCGCCCAGAATCCGCGTGACTTCGGCGGTATCCCCCCGCGCCCGCGCGAGCGCCAACTGCTCCTCCAGGGTTTTCCCGGTCGCCGCGAGCTTCCCTTCCTGGGTCGCTTTGAACGCCTCCGCCGTAGCCTTCCCGGTTTCGGCCTCCGTCTTCGCCTGCGTGCCCCAGTCACCGCGGGTCTTATCGTCTGCCAGCGTCAACTGCCCGAGCGCCCAGTTGTACTGCGCCGCCGGATCCGGCGGCAGGTTCTGTTGCAGGTAGGCGGTGGCCGCCTCGGGCGTGATCCCGAGGGCGGGATTGCCGACCGCCGTCCCCGTCGCGCCGATCAATTTGTCCAGATCCAGGCGGCCCGGCGTCGCGTTCCCCTGCGCATCGGTCCCGGGCGGCACGATGGCCTGATGAATGCCCGTCGCGAAGAAATTCTGTTTCGCCTGTTCATACTCGCGGCGCTGTTTCACGAGGGCCGATGCACTCTCCTGCATCTGCTTGCCGCTGTTGACGACCGACGTGACGAAGGTGTCGGGCACCCCATTGGTCAGCAGATGCTGCCCGATCTTGTCGTAGTCCGGAATGGCCTGGCCGAACTGGTCGGTCGTTTGAAAGTCGGGATTGGTCACCGCGTCCTTGAGCAGCGAGACGCCGAGTTGTCGCCCGTGCGCCTCGAGGACCTTCTGCTGCAGGAGCTGCGCGTTGAATTGCCGTTCCTGCGCCTGCGCCGCGAGATCGGCTTGCCGGAGGCGCAGGTTCTGGACTTGTTCCAGCACCTGCAGCGGATTGGCCATCGGCTCCGGAGGCCGGACGCCGAGTGGGATCGAGGGGTCTAAGGGCATGGATCCGTCCCGTCAGTAGCCTGGCGCATACGGGGTCGTCGGCGTGCCCGACTTGTTCCCGTACAGACTGCCGTATAGCCCGCTGTACATCGCCGCGCCCCCTAACTGCGACATCAGATTGCCGTAGGCATTCGCACTGCCCACCTGCCCGGCGGCCGTCGTGTTGCCGATGCCGGTCAATAGGTTACTCGCATTGCTGCCGTAGTTACTGCCCGAGGCATTCGCCCCGCCCGACGCGCCGTACCCGAGGCTATACAAGTTGTACAGGTTATTCCACTGCGTCTGTTGCTCGTTCTGTGTGTTGGCATACGCCTGCTGCTGTTGCTGCGCGCCGAACACCTGCTGTTGAAACGCATTTTGGACGTTCTGTTGATTGATTTGCGCCGCGAGCACTTGCTGTTGATACGCCTGCGCGATCGCATTCTGCCCCTGCTGATACTGCTGCAGGTACTGATTCCAGGCTTGCTGGTAGGCATTATTCGCCGCGCCGTACTGCGTCTCATAGGTGCCGAGCGCCTGCTGATACCCCTGGAGGTATTGGTTGTAGTTCTGCTGATAGGTGCCGAGGGCCTGCCCGTAGGCTTGCTGTTCGGCCTGCTGCTGCGTCTGATAGGTCTGCAGCGCCTGCCCATAGCCGCCTAAGTACTGTTGATAGGCTTGCTGATACTGGCCCAGGGCGCGGTTATAGACGTTCTGGTATTCGTTACTCGCGTAGTTTTGCGCGTACTGCGTCAGCGCCGCTTCGGTGCCGCCCGTATTCAGCGTGCCTTGCGCAGCGGCACTCCGCTGCAGCGCCTGTTGCCCGAGCGCGAGCCGCGCCTGATAGCCGGGATCGTTCTGCTCGGTGATGTCGGTCGGGGCCTGAAACTGCTGCGTCCAGGGTTGATAGGTAAACGGCGTCGTGTCGAGCGTCGGCCCCTGAAACGTCTGGGTCCAGGGTTGATAGGTAAAGGTCGGCGGCATCGGCTGCGGCGTGATAGCCGGCATCCCGCTTCCGCCGCGAGCGCCACCGCCCCCCCCGGCATAGCCGCCGCCGCCCGCCGCGCCGCCGCCACCGCCGCCGGCCGCGCTGCCGCCTCCGCCACCGGGCGTATCAATCAGCGGCCCGCGGGGGCCGCCTTGCGCCGCGACAATTTGCTGCGCGAGGCGGTCCTGCCAATACGACACGTTCTGCGGCGTCATCCCGCCGGTCTGATTCAACCGCTGGACGAAATACCCGACATTGGCCAGGTCGCCGACGCCCGGATTGTTCGGGTCCAGCCCGTAGCGCTGATAGACCGCCGAGAGGATCGAGGTCGGGTCGTTCGGATTGACGGGCGCCCCGCCCCCTGCCCCGGCCCCGCCGGTAGGCACAATCGGCTGGATGGTCGTCGGCGTGGGTGGCGGGGTCGAGGCGGGTTGATTCGGCTTCCAGCCGCCCGCCGGCAGGGCGTTGATGTCATGGAGAATGTTATTCAGGTAGTTCTGGTCAATGTCGGTGCCCCACGCGTACAGGTTCTGCCCGGCTGGGTCATACCCCTTCGCCGCGTAGGCGCCCGCGATCTGTTGAATCGCACTCTGGCCCAAACCGCCCCAGGTCGCGCCTGCCGGCGCCTGGCCACCGGGGACCGTCTGCGCGCCCGCCGGCCCCGGGGGCAGCGCACGAATCTGGTTGATGATCTGGTTCAGGTAGTTCTGATCAATATCGGTGCCCCAGGCGTACAGGTTCTGCTCCTGCGGGTTGTAGCCCTGCGCCTTGTAGGCTTCCGCGATTTGATTGAACGCACTCTGGCCGAGCGATGCCATAGGTCACCCGTTCTGCGTCGTGCGCGTCCCGAGCGCGGCGAACATCGCCGCGAGCTGCTGCGGCGAGATCCCGCCAATGCTCGGCGCGCTCGCGACGGTTCCGCCGGGCGGCATGATGCCGCTTGCGGCATACATCGATGCCGGCCCGGTGGGGGGCGGCGGCGTATACGGCAGCGCCGCGGGAGTCGCGGGCGCCGCGCCATACGTGGGCGCGGACATCGGGACGGCGCCGCCGGGCAGCATCGACGGCGGGAGGCGCCCCGCCGCCGGCAGCGGCTGCGGGAACTGGTAGCCCGCCGCGCCCGGCCAGCCGGACGCGCCCCCCGGCAGCACACCGACCGGCGCATAGCGGCCGAGCGTTTGTGGCGTCGGGGTGGTCGGCCCGAGATTCGCCCGCCCGAGATACGCCGAGGCGGGTCCCGCATACTGCGACAAGGTCGGGGCCGGGGGCGTTCCGACGACGTTCGGGCCGCCGGCCGTCGCGGCCGCCGGTTGGAGACCCATCAACCCGGCGAGCCCCTGTCCCGCTTCGAGGCCGATGGTTTGATAGGGCGCCAGGCGCTGCTGCGCCTGCGCGTTCAGCGCCTGCTCGAGCGCCAAGGCCTGCTGGCCATAGCCCGCCTGCGTCTGCGCCGCGCTCTTGGCGGCGGAGGACTGCATCAGGGCGCCCGCGAGCCCTGTCCCGCCGGCCACGCCGAGCCCGAGCGCGATCGCCGTGCCTGTCCCGACTGACATCGTCGTCTCTCCCTTACGGCAGGGTGCCGCGCCCGAAGATCACCTGAATCAACCGCGCCGTGTCGCCCTCGCCGTAGTTCTCGAGCAGACTGCGCGAGTGATAGTACGGCGCCGGGAAGAGGACCAGCCGATTCGGCACCGCCGCCACCTGATGCCACGGCACCCAGCGCGCCGGATCCCGCCACGCGAGCCACTCCGCGAGCTGCTCGGGGCTCCCGTTGGTCACCGTACTCCGGATCGCGCCGGTGTCCTGCTTGCGCCAGAACGTCGTCCCATCGCCCGGGGCGGGGGCGGCAGTCAGATAGAGAATCCCCGTCCACTCGCCCATATCGGTATCGGTATGGATGTAATTCGGCTCGGCTTGCCCCGCCGGACTCTTCCGGACGAACGTGATCGTCGGCTCGAGCTGCGGATACCGCGCCGTCACCCAGGACGCCAGCGTGCCGTCGGTGTCCTGATTGATGCCGTGAAACACGCAGCCGGGGGAGGTCTCCACGTCCGCGAACCGGCCGGCGAGCGTCTGCGCGCGATACGCCCCGAGATCGGGCAGGACGTCGTCATACACGCGCAGCCCCGTGTCCGCCACCGTCAGCGGCCGCTGGTAACTCACTTCAATCGGCGTATAGCCCCGCCGCTGATAGAGGCGCCCCACGCGGTCGTTCGGGGCGATGAGTTGGATCTGGCTGGCCCCCTGCTCGGCGGCCCAGCGCTCCGCCCGCTGCAGCAAGGCGACGCCACAGCCACGCGCGTCGGGGTCCACCCACCACGCCACTTCACCGACCGTCGGCACCCCCGACACATGATGCGCATAGGCGACGAGCCCAATCATCCCGACCAGGTGCCCGGCGCCGGCGTCCGCCACCAGCACCGTCGTGGTCGGCGTCGAGACTAGGTGCGTCGCCAGCGTCTCGAGCTGCGCCGGATTCTCCGGCCCCGCCGCGCCGTAGCTGGCGACAAAGTGTCGCGCCAGCGTCACCAGCGCGGGCACATCCGCCAGCGTGCCGGGACGGATTGTCATCAGTTCACCCCGGCGGAGCATTGCAGCGAGACGCCCGTGGTCCCGCTGGCCCACGCCGCCACGTCGTCGCGGGCAATCCGCAGATAGTTCTGCGCGCTCTGGGCCGAGACCACAGCGATGCCGTACTGGACCGCGCCCGGACTCCGGACGGCCGGAGCCGGGAAGGGCCCGGCCGACCAGCTATAGGGCCAGCCGCCCATCACCAGATAGATCGGACTCCCCGCGACCGTGCTCCCGGCGATGGTGGCGGTCATCAGGAGCGTGGTCCCACGCAGGTAATATTGCTGCGCCGTGACATTCCCCGCCGTCACCGTCCACGTGCCGAGCGGATTGCCACTGCCATCCTGGCTGACGAAATTGGCGGCACTATACGGCACCGACAACCATTGCCCTTGCTCATGCGCGATGAGCACCCAGTTGGCGCCGGAGTAGATATAGGTCGCCGTCCCGCTGACGCTGGCCAGCGGGGTCGGCCCCGAATAGAGCCAGTTCGAGAGCTGGTTCTGCGTTTGTGACCCGCTCCCGCCGCCGCCCGTGTTCAGATAGACGGGCGCGGCGCTCCCGGCGCGCAGGATGAGGATTTGTCCGGGCGTCCCGCCCGCAAACCCGTCAATCGTCAGGGGCGCCGTATTGTTACAACTGAGGAACGTGACCAACCCCGGCGCCACCGGCACATCGTGCTGCAGTCCGGTGAGCGTGATCGTCTGCACCACGCCGCGCAGTGCCGTCGGCGGCACGATGTTATCCGCCGTCCAGACCGTGTTATTGAGGGCATCCTTCAAGACTTCCTTATACGGACTGCCACTCAGAAACACTTCCGGCGTCCGGCCGCCCGCATCGAGCACCACCGGATTCGACAGCGGCGTGGTCAATTGCCAATCCGCATATACCGGCAGGGGCGTGCTCGTGCCCGCTTGATAAAAAGCGAGCGTCCCGCCGGCCAGCGGACGGCCCGCGCTATCAAACCACTGTTGAACCGGCGTCGGATTCAGGCTCCCCAGCGCCATCTCAGAAGCTCCCGACGCCCCAGAACTTCTGCGGGTACACGCGGAAATCTTTCGCCTGCGGCAAGGTGTCGGCGCCGCTGTAGACACCGGTCAATTGCCACATGTCGTTCTTCCACGCCGTCAGCAGGCCCGCCTCGTCGCTGGTGTACCCGAGCGCGACCAGGTCCGCGTCGGTCTGCGTGTCCAGGAACGATTTCAGCGTCGCGATGTCGCCGAACAGTTTTTGCAAGGCGCGCGAGGTATCGCCCATGCGCGAATCGACTTCTGCCTTCGAGACTGGAAGACCGACAGACATCAGGTCACCTCGATGGAAGACGTACCGTAGATCGTGAAGGCACCCGTCGTGTACGTGCCCCCGATGGGATCCCGGTAGAGGCCGATCGCCGTGCCGCTCGCAATCGGGATCGGGGCCACCGTCACCCCCGCGTTGTTCGCCGCGAAGGGCGCCCCGACCGCATTGCTCACGGCGGTGTAGCCGTACGCCACGCGCGTCAGATTGGCGCCGGCCGGTGTGCCTCCCAGGGTGGTCGAGCCCAGATAGAGGGCGTAGGACAGTGTCCGACCACGCAGACAATAGCGATCCAGGGTCACGTTGCCGGCCGCGACGCTCCACGAGAGGCCCGCCGTCCCGGCATAGTTCGGGGCACTGAAGGGCGGCGCAATCCATGCGCCCTGGTCGTGCGCGACGAGGACCCACGCCGTGCCGATGTATTCGTAGGTGGCGGACCCGTAATATGCGACCGGCGTGGGCCCGCTCGTCGCGTAGTTCGAACACCGATTCCCGACGAGCGACGATGCGCTCTGGAATAGCAGGTAGATCACCGCATTGTTACCGCCGTTGTTCCAGATCGTCACCCGTTGCCCAGCGACCCCGCCGGCGATCCCGGTGATCGTCAGGTCCGCCGTGCCCGTCCACATGATCGCGGTGTGCCCGTTCAGCCCCGGTGCCCAATCGTTCACGGTGCCGGTATCGGTGCGTGAGATCACCGTGTCCGCCATCAGCACGGCACTCGCCCCCGTCGCGCGCCCCTTTGCGTCGAGCGTGACGCGGGCGACGTGCGTCGCGTCGCCGTAGGTGCCGGCGGTGACGCCGCTGGCCGCTAACGTCGTCGCGAGCGCCCCGGCGGTCGTCACGTCGCCGGTGAGGTCACCGTTGGTGACGGAGGTCGCGCCCGAGAACTTCGCGAGGTTCCCCGACGCTGGAGTGCCGGTCGCCGTGACCAGCGCACTGGCCGCCTTGCCACTGTCCTGCAGCAGCTTGCCGGTGGTATCCGCGAAACTGGGAAGGTTCCCCGTGACGCTGGAGGCGGGGCCGGTGACGTTGCCGCCGCCCGCCGAGACCGAGAGCGTCGTGCCCGACATCGACAAGCCGGACCCGAGCGTGATCTCACTCGGCGGAGCGCCACTCCCCGTCGAGGAACTCCCCAGTAGCTTGGAGGCCGCCGAGACGTTCTGCATCTTGGCGTAGGTGACCTTGCCCGCCCCGATGGTCGCGGCCTGCGAACCGTCGCCCGGTCCTGCGGTCACGTCTCCCGTGAGCTGGGTGATGCCGTGATCACTGCCGCTCGAGGCGGAGGTCACCAACCCCTTGGCGTTGACGGTCACGGTCGCATTTGTGTAGGTGCCCGCCGTCGCCCCACTCGCGGCCAGCGTCGCCGCCTGCGATCCGCTGCCCGGCCCGGCGGTCACGTCGCCCGTCAGTTGCGTGATGCCCCCGCCGGCCCCGCCCGCCTCGAGCGCCGCAATCGCCCCCACCAGCCCGCGCTCAAATTCCAGCCACGGGCGCGTCATCAGGGTGGTCTGCGCGTCAATCACCGGGAGCTGCGCCGGCAGATAGGGTCGCCCGCCGGTGGCCGGCCCACTGCGCGCCCGTCCCCGCGCCCGCGGATCGAGGCCGAGCGGACTCGGGACCGGAAACTGCTCCACGCCGCGCCGCCGACTCATGCGCCGACCCCGCGCTGCACCGTCACATAGCCGCCAATGAGCCGCCACGGAATCGGATCGCTCACGCTGACTTCAAACACCCGATCGCGACTGCGACCCAGCCGCCACCACTGCGCCCGCCGGCTGTAGGTGCCCATCGGGGACGCCGAGATCCACCACTCCGACGACCACGTATGCGCGCGGTCATCGCTCCAGCGCAACATCGCCTGCGGATCGACGCCTTGGCCCGTCGGCGTGCCGAGCCCCATCTCGAGCTCGATTTCCAGCCGCGTGAACCGCACCGCCTCATTCTCCTGGCTCAGATGCGGGAGCCGCCGCACCCGCCGAATGGCGGCCGCCGGCGCATCGGGCAGATCGTCGACGGACTGATCCTCGCTGAGGGCATACAGCGTGCTCGAGGCGCGATCGCCGACCAGATGCATATTTTGCACATAGGCGTGACAGCTCGCCCGGTGCGCTTCAAAGGCCCCCGTCGCCGGATTCAAAAACGCCCGCTCGTGCCAGAGGTTGGTCGCACGATCGAAGACCCACGTCTTCGATGCGGTCGGAAAGGTGAGCACCCAGAAACTGTGCCCGGCTTCCTGATACGTCCAACTTACCGCGTCATCGATGCGCGCATAGGTGCGCCACTCAGCTTCGATGGCGTGCGTCGAGACGCGCTGCGGCGCGTACTGCGCGGCAATGACGGCGAGGCGGTCCCCGTTGCGATCCTGCGCGAGCCAGGCCACCGTCTGGTCAAAGTGACACAGCGAGGCGAGCGCGGCGCAGCCGTAATTGATGAACACGCCGGGGATCGGCGCGAGGGGAAAATTGGCATCCCCGCTGTCGTACCAGACTTCGGTCGTCAGCGTGCCCAGTAGCCACAATTCGCGGTGGTTCTGCAGCATCGCCACGAAGGGATCGGCCCCTTCCGAGCGGCTCGCCACGTCGACGCCGTTCCAGGTCGTCCCATCATCGGGCTGCGAGATCTGCAACGCGGTCGGCGACAGCGCGACGAAATAGCTGTCCATGAAGGCGACGTCGACCACCGGCGACACGGTGAGCGTCGGCTGCGAGACCGCGCCGCTCTGGAGGTCGTAGAGCCAGACGCGGCCGCCACTGGCGACGAGCAACTGATGCCCTTGGATGCCGTTATCCGCAAAACTGACCGGATGACCATCGTTGATGAGGCCCGTCGCGAGGGTGGCGCACGACACGGCGGGCTGCGTGAGGCCCCCCGGCGTGCGCACGTCCACCAGCGTCGCGCCCACGACCCCGAAGCAGCGCGGGGGCACCGCCCAGAGTCCGCGCCAGGTGCCGGGGCCCGTGGCCGTCGTGAGCGGCGCAAGCCCTGGTGTCGGATACAGCACCGCAGGCGCCTTGCCTTGCCCGCTCTCCACGGCTTCCGGATACCAGTTGATCGTCCGCTGACAGTCGGCGACCACCGAGCGCGAGGTGTACGACGGGCCGACCAGCGGAATCGTCGCCACTTACCACCGCCAGCCGCGATACAGGTCGCTGTAAATGTCGTAGCCGCCCGTGGGCCGCCCCGCGAACGCGGGATCGCACAGGAGCTCGGCGCGATCCACGTGCAGCCGCTTCACATCAGCGAGCCGCGCGGCGGCCTCGCCCACCAGGTCGGGCGTCAGCGGCACGTTGAACGGACGGGCCAAGCGCACCGCGAGATTGCTGACGATGGCCGCTTCGACGCCGTCCCCGAGCGCCACCAAGGTCGACAGATCGGGGAAGCGTTGCAGCGCCGTCGGGATATACAGCCCGACCTGCAGCGTCGACACCGACGGGATCGGATAGATGGTGATGGTCCCGATCGGCACCTGCTGATCGTCGTAGAGTGCCCACGGCAGGGTCGAGGTCTGCGACTTGATGCCGACGCTCGCCCAGCGGTCGGTGGAGAGCACGGCCATCGGCGTCTCGTAACTGTTCGCGGCGGTATTGATGATCGTCGCGGCCTGGATGGCGGTTGGCCGGGCGATCGGCCAATCCGCCGCGCCCGGGCCGATGGTGTACGTCGCCTTGTTGGCGATGAGCGGAAAGGTCTGCTTGGGCGCCCCCGGAATCGTCAGCCGTTGAATGGCCCACGTGCCCAGCAACTGATTGAGCCGAGTCAGCCCCAGCGCCGCATCCTGACTGGACGGCGTCGCCATCGCAGAAATCACGCCCAGGTCGCGCAGGGCGTCCGTGATGAGATCGAGCGCGCAGACGGTGGGCGGCGCCGCCGGCACCGGCGCACTCGGCGGCGTCAGGAGCGGCGCGGCCATCACTTATCCCTTGGCGGCCTTTTTCGCGGCCTCGGCGTCGTGCGCCGCCTTGCCGGCCGCATCGACGTAGCCCTCGCCTTTGGCTTTGGTTTCTTCCTCTTTGCTCGCCACCACGAGCGTGTCGTACTCGGGCGGCGCCGCTTTCTCGGCCGGCTTCGGCTTGTAGAGCGCTTTCGGGTAGTCCTGCACCGGTGATGCGGCGGGCGCCTCGGCGTGCGTGGTCGGCGCGTGTGCGGCGTGGATGTCCGGCGTCATGCGCGAATCCTCCTGCTCACTCGGGGAGATGCTGGTCGGTGGCGCGCTCGGCCGCGAGGCGCTCCGCTTTGGCTTTGGGGCTGAGACGGCGGTTGCTCCAGTTCGCTTCCGCGGCGGCGTTGGCAATGAGCTCTTCCTGACGGGCATGGATGCGCTCGGCCTCCTCCACCGTGTCCGCCCAGTCGCCGCTCAGGGTGGCGCGTTCCTGGTCGTTGTCGACAATCCGCGACGGCTGCCCGTGACAGTGCATCCAGCGCGGATACTCGCGATAGACGTAGGGTTCGGCCGAGACCGTCGCCGGGGTAACCGGCGGCTGCGCTCGGCCGAACGTGACACTCGAGCGCGCGGGCGACGGCATCGCCTTACGCGATCGTCGCGCCCGCGGCGGATCCGATCGTCCACCCGCCCGAGATGGGAATCAGGATCACGGTCGTCTGATACGCCGGGAACGTGATCGTCTTCCCGCCGATGCCGTTGGTCCCGCCCACGGCCACGGTATGCGCGGCTTTCCCGGTCGCCGAGATGAACAGCTGCTGGCCCTGCAGGCTGGGCGAGGGGGCCGCGAGCGTCATCGCGAGCGCGCCGTTGCCGTTCAAGGTCACGATCCCCGGATTGGGGTCGATCGCGCCGGAGGCGGTGAAACTGCGCGCGGGCGCCGGCGGGTACGACGTGTCGGTGGCCGGCAGCAACGCCGGCAGATCGCCGCCCTGCATGATCGTGACGGGCGCGCCGGCCGGATGCGCGGCCACCACGCCGCCATCGAGGCCGCGGCGCAGCAGCGAGAGGACCGTCGAGACGGGCTGCGCCACAATCGCGCACAGCTCGCCATCGATGAGCGCGTATGAATTGGGCGGATACGGCGGCGCGATCGCAAACTGCGCGTAAATGTCGCGATTGGTGATCGCGCCGACGAGCGTGGTCTGTTGCGTGGCCATGAAATGTCCTCCTCAGCTCTCAATCCGCACGGCCAGCTCAGGCCGAATCGTCTTCCACCCGTACAGGATGTCCATGCGGGCGGGGCTCTGATCGCTGTAAATGTCGTACGCCTTCACGAACCGGATCGAGATCCCGAGTTCCTTGCTGCGCACGCGTTCGGCCGCCCAGACGCCCTGCGGCATGTCGAGATCGGCCATCACGAGGGCGAACGCGTCGGGATGGAACCCGAGCCCGACATCCCCGGTGGCGGCGGGCGAGACGACCGTGATCGTGGCGCCGTTGGCGGGCGAGGCCGTCACGGTCTGGAACGGCCCGCTGGTCACAATCGGCGGCGACACGACGATGGACGTCGCGCCACTAGCGGCCCCGGCCAGGAGGGTGAACTTCTGCAGCGACCCGACGTCGCTGTAGTTCTGCGGGTTGACCTGATCGACCCCGAGCAGCGTGATCACGTCGCCCTGATTCAGCGCCGCGCTCAACGCGGTGGTCGTGATCGTGTTGCCGGTCTGCCCCGCGCCCGCGACCGTCGCCGTATTGGCGGCCGCGCTGGTCCGCCGCGCCGTGTTCTGGTCCTGGTACATCTCTTCGAAGCCCAGGACGTTGGCCGCGAACTGCCCCTTCCGGAACGCGTCGCTAATCTCGTTGGTCGGATTGAAGAGCGCGAGATTGTTGCCGACCAGATTCGCCATCATCGCGGGCGAGACCACGAGACACCGCTGATCCACCGGGCAGGCCGCGTTACTGAGCGCGACGCCCGCATTCAGATACAGCTGATTGACGGTGGCCTGGGTCGCCGGCGGCGTGCCGAGCGTACCGACCTGCGCCCAGACTTCCTTGTAGCAGCGCCAGAGGCCATCGTAGTCGACCGTGTTCGCGAGCTGGCTCGCGGCGGGCGTGATGTAGCGGGTCCGGTAGTCGTCGACTTCCATCGTCAACGACGCCGTCGAAAACGCCATCCCGACATTCGCCTGGTCGGTCAGCGTGATCGGGACGACCGTGTCCTGGATCCCCTGCACGACCAGCGCCTGGCCCTTGTTGGTCGTGAAGCGCTGCGGCAGGCGCGCATTGACGGTGTAGCCGACTTTCGCGCCATCGTGAACAAACTGATCATCGTAGCTTCTGTTCACATTGGCGGCGAACTTGAGATTGTTAACGAGAATGCGGGCGACTTCTTTGGTCACCCAGTTGGGCGTAATTAAGGCATTGGTGGCCATCGCTCACAACTCCATCCAGTCATCGCAACCCCGCCTTCCGACGACTGCGGTCGCTCTCATTCCCCCGGCGCACGTACTCCGGGCCAAATTCGAGATCGCTGTAGTCGCTCGAGCGGTGCGCGCCGGCCCCGACTGGCGTGATCGGCGTCGGTGCGCGCAAGGGTGAACGAGGACCGGTGGAGACGGCGCCAGACGTCGAGTGCGCCTCCACGATCTGTGCGATGCGGCCCAAGGCAACCAAGGCGGGGCCGGGCGCCAATTCACTGATCCGGCGGGCATCCTCAGGGTGCTGGGCGAGGTAATAAATCGCCGCCACCCCGGACGGGTCGTGCGTAAAAAACTGGTCCATCGTCTCGGACACTGGCACGTCGCTGGCGCCCACCACCTCGGCATAGTCGGGATGCGCCGCGATGTAGTCCGTGCGTCGGGCCTCAAAGGCGGCCTGTGCAGCCGTCTGCGCCTGCTGCTGTTGCTGCGCGATGGTCGCCTGGAAAATCGCCGCCGCATGGCGATCGAGCTTCCAGTCCGCCACCGCGTCGACCCACTCCTCGTAGGTGCGGAACTGGTCGACCGTGGGCTTCGGCCGGTTCGGGTCGCGACTGGGCGCCGCCGGGGATAGGGGCGGCGCCCCCGTCGCCGCCGCGGGACCGGGAGCAGACCGGTCGCGCAGCTGCGCCTCCAGCGCGTCGAGCCGTTCGCGGTAGCTGTCGCGTTCGCGTTCGGCTTCGCGCTGCCGCCACGTCAGTTCGTTGATCCGCTTCTGGGATTCGCTCAGCGGTTTGCCAGGCGTGCCGCGTTGATGCGGCCGCACGGCGACGCCGGGCAGCGGCGGCTCGGCCTCGGACTCAGACGCCGGCGTCTCGGGGACCGACGCGGGTGTCGCGGCCGCACGCGGGCGATCGGCGATCCGCGGCGGCGTACGTTCGTTCGGATCCGCGCGTTCGCTGTCGCCGACCAACGGTGGCCAGTGGTCGGAGCCCGACTGCGCACTGACGGTGTCGTCGGTGGTCGTCGTCGGCGTGAGTGGTTCGTCGGCCATGCGAAATTCACGGGGACAAACGAAAAGGGGCGATGCAGCTCCGTGTTGCGGGTCACGGATCCACATCGCCCCTTCTCGATGTCCCCTTTGTCGCATCGCGCAGCCGCTGGGGTGCGGCGGTTCGGGTTGCAATCCCTAGCGCGAGCGGAAAGCTGTGTACGCTACATCTGGCCCGTCATTCTGCCACAACTGGAGGACGTCGCCGCAGCCGTCTGATCGCCCCTATTGCCCTCCCGGTAAACTGTCGATACAATTTATGTGCTGATCGGCTTCGACCCCGCGAAAGAGGCGCGCAATCTCCAGAAGCATCACATCAGTCTGATGGCCTATGCCCTCATGGATCTGGACGTCGCGCTCGTCACGCCCGTTGAGCGGCATGGCGAATCGCGCATCGTGACGTATGCGCCGATTGCCGGGCGGTTGCATCAGGCTGTCTACACCCTGCGCGGCTCGATGACGTGGATGATCAGCTTGCGGAAAGCCAACACACGAGAGGTACGCCGGTATGCACGCGCACGCGCACGTTGAACCCGATGACGACGACACGATCTTGACGGACGCCGAACTCGACAACCTGAGACCCGCCGCGGAGGTGTTACCGGCCGAGTGGCTGGCCGCGCACCGGGCGCAACGGCGCCGCCGCGGCCGGCAGAAGGCCCCGACCAAGCGCCTGATCAGCCTGCGCCTCGATCGCGACGTGCTGGCGGCGTGGAAAGCCACGGGTCGGGGCTGGCAAAGCCGCATGCAGGCGATCTTGGCCGCACACGCGCCGCGCCGGATCACCGCACGACGCCGCGTCACCGCGACTCGCCAGTCCTAGCCGGGCCCCATCGCCGCGCCGGGACTCGCGCCCGGAAACGGCGGCGGCGGCCCGCCCGGCAGCCCCGGCGCCCCGATCGGCGGCACGCCAATACCGGGAGCCGACGGCGCCTGATCGGCCCCTGGAGGCCCGCCCAGGCCGTTGCCGTTCCCGTTCCCGTTGCCCGCCGGCTGCATCAGGTCCAGGAGCTGCCCGACGCTGTCGTGATGCTGCTGCGTCAGCTCGCGCAGCGCCGCCATCTGTTCCGTGAACAGCGTTTCGAACTTGTCGCTGCGCACCTTAGCTTCGGTCTCGAGCAGCGACACCTGCGCCTGCATCGCCGCAATGCGCTCGCGACTCTCGCGGTCGGCGGCCGCGATCCGTTCCTTCGACGACGCCTGGAACGCGTTCGCGTGCGCGTCGGCCTGGAGCATCGCGTTTTGCTGCTGCAATTGCTGCAGGGTCGCCTGCATATGCTGGAACACCGCCTGCGCCGGCGGCGGCAACGCCGGCACCGCCCCGGGCTGCGTCTGGTCCTGGAGCTGCGGCGGGAGCATCTTTTTGAGCCGGGCCGAGATTTCCTGCGCGCCCGGCCAATCCATGTTCTTCGTCAACAGATCCCCGACCAGCGGGAACGCCGGCGGATAGGCGCGCACATACTCGACCATCGCCGCCGCCGCTTCCTGCCGCCGCGATTGATAACTCGGCCCGGCCGTGACCGTGACATCGTAGGTACCCGCACTCAGGTCGTACACGCCTTTGAGCCCTTTGGCCGCGAGAAAAGCGTCCGGCCCCAGGCTGAGATAATCGGGCGGCATATTCTGCGGCCCGGAATAGACCAGCACCTTTTTCGCCTGTTCATCCAGGCCGGTGATCCGTACCACCTGCGGCAGTTCGTAGACAATCGGGATCCACTCGATGAGCAGCCGCCCCAGCGAGCGAATGGCGCGCGCGAGGTTGTCCAGATAATTCGCGTTCCCCTGCTGCGCCTGTGCCTGGCGGGCGAGAATCGCGCGCCCGGATTGCTGCGAGGCCGCCTGCTCCGCCCCGTGCACGTCCATGAACCCCATCACCGCGCGCAGATTGTTCTCGGCGCGCTGCGCGGCCACCACCGTCGCCTGGATGGGCGGCTCAATGGCGTTGCGAATGGGCGGCGGCAACAGCTGCCCTTCGATGGTCGTCGGCTTGTAGATCAGGCGCGCCCAGTTGCGACTATTCGCCGTCTTCCACAGGTCTTCATAGCCTTCATCCTGCCCTTCGGCCATCACGTACGGCGCCCGCGGCCCGAGGCCAATCTGCTCGACCGTCGCCGACTCCATCGCGTTGTCAATCTTCTGCGGGTCGATCGCGTCCCGCACGACGCCCCGATGGTCCAGCCGTCCGAGATCGTCCACGGTTTCGTCGCCAATCACCGGAATCAGCGGAATGCGGGTGCCGGGCACGATGGTCTGCTCGAGCACATCCACGCCCGTCATCAAGACCCAGCGCACCGTCGGCGTGCGCACGACGCGCGTCCGATCCGGCTCCTGGTCCTCCGGCCATTGATCCTTGGGCAGCACCTGCGAGCCGAACAGCCCCAGCGTCGTGTCCTCGTCTTCGACGTAGTAATACTCCGCGACGCGGATCTGCTGCTCCGGGAACCAGTCGTTGATCGTGTCGCCAATCGACGCGAACGCCGCGCCGCTGCCCGCCTGGGCGTGCGCCTTCGGCCAGCGCGCCTTGAACGCATCGGGCGAGAAGTCCGCCGTGATGAAGGCGTAGCGCATATCGCGCCGGTCAAACTCGATCGCGCCTGGGTCGCAATAGACCGTGAACCGGTTCCGAATACGGGCAATGCGGATCTGCTGCTGGAAGAGCGCCGGATCGCTGCCACCGCCGACGGTATTGCTCACATACTCGGTGTAGACGCGAATAAACCCCAGGCCAATCTCCGCCGCACTCTCGCCCGCCGTCTCATACGCAATCGGCGCGTCGCTGGTCGTCTCGATGTTGCGGATGATGCCCTGGAAGACTTCCGCGGTCGCAATGTCCGCGTCATCGTCCACCGGATTGACTTGGATCGCCGGCGGATTGTTCCGCATGTCGTTGGCGATCGCCTTCACGCCGCCACGAATGCGATTGATCGTCAGGCACGGGCGCCGATCCGCTTCGCGCTGCCGGCGCAGTTCCGGATCCCACTGCTTGGACGCCGCAAACCGCTGATCCTCGAGCTGGCGATCGCGTTCCGCGCGCTCCGCGTCCGCGGCGGCCCGGAAGTGCTTGCGGGCCTGCTCAAGCAGGTCGCGCTGCGCCGCGGGCGTGGTCGGGCCCGGGGCGGGTTGACCGCTGCGGGGCGGGAGATCCGGCGGGTCTTGGATCGGAGGTTGCGCCATCGTCCGCGCCTCAGTCTACGGCACCCGTCAATGATCCGCGCATCACGTTTCACCCGATCCGCGTGATCGGCGCATGGCGCGTCACGCCCATCGCCGCTTGTTGTGTCAGCACCCAGCCGCCCCGTTCGCGCGTCGCGCGTTCCGCCGCGTCCTGCACGATGCAGTACTTCAGATTCGCCCCATCGAAGCGGTACAGCATGCGCGGATATTCGCGATACACGTACGGCGCCGTTCTTTGGACCACGAATCGACGTTTCAGCACCGTACTGGGCACACGCTCGAACGCGTCCACCAGCGCCGCCAGAATGCGCGCCCGGCGCTGCGCCAACACCCGCTCCGCGCGCTGCGCCTCTTTCGCTTGTGCCCGCGCACGCGCGACCCGCTCGCGGTCGGCCGCCTGGCGCTGCGCCTCCCGCGCCGCCGCCGATCGGGCCACCTGCTCGATCGTCCGCGACTCGGGCGCGTCCACGACCAGCGGATCGCCTGGACCGTAATAGGCGCTCGCGTGCAGCGGCCGGTCATAGCCGAAGCTCGCCAGCACGTCGCGCACTTCCCACTGTTCCGGCCAGAATTCCTGCGATCGAATCAGCCACGCCTCGGGCGGTCGCATCACCCCAACCACGCATCGGCCCCACTGGGCCCCCGACTGCGCGCCGCCACCCGATCCGCCTGGCGCGCCAGCTCCCGCCGCGCTTCCGCCGCTTTCTCCGCCTCCGTCAACTGCTGCGCACCGAAACTGAGCTCCAGATACTCCGCGCAGTTCATGCCGTGGTCGTACCAGCCGTCTTTCTTCGGCGTCCGCACCTGCTTGCGCCCGACCGAGACCAGATGCTCGCTCCACACATAGCCCGCCTCGAAGGCGTCCGCAACAAACGTCCAGGGCTGCGTCTCCCCCTTGCCCGTGACACGTAGCCAGCGCGTCGGGTCGCGCTCGACCAGCAAGGCTTCGCCAACCGGGGTGCGGCGCCGCATGTGCGCGCCAAGGCGCTCAATCATCGCCAGGCGCACCTCCGGACTATTCGCCGTGGTGCGCCACACGGGCGCGAAGCCCGCCTCCTTGAGAATCTGCACGCCGGTCAGGCGCGTCCCGCTCGGCGCCTGGGCGCCCGCCGGGTCGCAACAGGTCTGCAGCGAGGCGATCTGCGGAAACCACTGCGCCCGCGTCTGCTGCACGAGCGGCAGAAAATCTTCGAGGAACAAGTCTTGACCCAGGATGCCGCCCAGATAGACGACGCCGCCCAAGGGCGGATACTGCGCCCAGACGAGACAGGGATGATGCCGCCCGAAGTCGATCCCCTCGTAGAGCGGCAGTGCCGGGTTGTAGACGCAGGGCCGCACATGCAGCGCGCGCGTAAACAGCCCTTTATAGACCGGCGTGCCAATGACGTTGAGCCCGCGCAACCCTTCGATCGCCGTGCGCCGTTTCGGATGCCCCGGCGGATAGGTCGCCTCGAGATCCGCAATCGTTTCCGGTGGCAGGTTGTGCGCGTTGTCGTAGATGCTCAGATGGTAGTACCGCTTGCGCGGGTCCGGATTACCCTCCGGAAATTCCTGCGCGAGCCAATGCGCCTCACTCGGCGGGTTGGGCGTCAAGAGAATCTGATGCGGATAGCCGGACTGCGAGAGTCGGCCGGCGAGCTCGAGAAACACGTCGTACGGCAACTCTTCGGCCTGGTCCACATAGATCCCGGCGAGCGTGAGACCGCGCAGCTTGGCGTAGCGCATCACCTGGTCGGCCGCCTTCAGCCCGAAGAGATACACGCGCGAGCCGTTCGCCAACTGGTCGTATTGTTCGTTCGGGTTCCAGATGAACCGCACGCCCATCGTGTGCAGCGTCTGCCGCCACGGCGGCCGTAACTTGGATTGCGTGTCCTGGTCGCCGTAGCGACAGACCAGCCAGTGCATCCCGGGATGCTGCAGACACGCGGCCGCGACTTTCGCCAGCGCCGCCGTGGTTTTGCCCGAGCGAAATGCGCCCTCGAGATCGACCAGACGTGCGTCGTCTCGGATGAAGCCTTCGATCGGCCCGCGCCAATCGAAATAGACTTCGCGCCGCGCCTCAGGGGTGGCCGTCGCCATTGCCGTTCTCGTGCGTCGGCAGGAGGGCCCGCGCGTCAGGCGTCACGTCGATGACGGCCGGCGGCTGCGAAGCAAAGCGGAATACGATAGTGACCGGCGCCTCGTCACGCGCCGTAGGCGCCTCAGGCGTCAGGTCCAGTCGCAACAATTTGGCGCGGCGTTCCATCACGCTGACCATCGCGCGGCAGGCGCTCGGATCGCCGTTGCGCACGCCCGCCGTCAACGCCACGGTGAGGACATCCAAGCGCCGCGCTTCGAGTTCGCGCAGCCGCTCAGCTTTGCGCTTCACTAGCGCATCTAACGACCCGAGTTCCTTCTGGACGTCGTAAAACGCGGTTTTGTCGGTGACGCCCAACTGGCGCCCGATCTGGCGATAGGTCGCCCCGGCAATACGGAGCTCCAGCGCCTTGACCGCCCGATCCCGCTGCGCTTCAGCTCGCCCGTTGAGCTTCGACGGATGCATGCCAACATTACCTGTCTGTATTACCCGCGCACGGCTTCGCCGACTTTGACGGCACGCTGACCGGTGAACGCTTCCCAGCGGTCGATGATGACTTGGCAATACTGCGGCTCTAGCTCAAGCCCGAAGCAGCGCACACCGTGCTGCTCCGCCGCAATGAACTGTGGCCCGCTCCCGGCAAACAGCTCATAGCACGACTCGGCACCCCGTAAGTGCTTGACGATGGGCGTCGTAAAGAGCGCGACCGGCTTCGGGGTCGAGTGATTGAATGCCTGGCGCTCTGCCGCAGTCACGTGGGCAAGTTCCCACACGGTCGTCTGTGTGCGCTCACCGGCGCCGAGTCCATAATCAGGCGGCTGATGCCCTTCAACCCAGCCCATAAAACAGGGTTCGTGCTTCCAGTGATACTGCCCGCGCCCGAGCAAGAGCACCGGCTTGACCCAGATAATTTGCCGATGCAGCACGACGTTTGCAGCAGCAGCAGCAGCAGCAGCAAAGAATCCTTGCGTCAGGTGCGCGTGCCAGAGATACCACGCCGCGTTGACCGCGAGCGCGTGCGCCGTCGCCACTCGAAACGCCGCTTCGAGAAACGTCTGCAACGCCTCATCACGAAGTTCGTCCTTCGCCACCCGTGGCTTCGCCACTCCAGGATTCGGTCGGTCATCGTTGGCGTACGAGACTCCGTACGGCGGGTCGGTATTCATCAGCCCGGCATGTACGTCGCCCATCAGCCGCGCCACGTCCTCCGCCTGCGTACTATCGCCGCAGAGCAGCCGATGCGTCCCCAACTCAAACAGATCCCCGCGCTGAATGTCGGTCGCCCGCTGCTCGGGCACCTCGTCCGGATCCGTGCGCCCCGCCTTCGCCGTCACCGGTACGCCGAGCAGCGCGGCCAGCTCCTCATCGGTCCAGAACGTCTGCAGATCCAGCCCCTGCGCCTGGTCGGCCAGGAGCTGCGCCACGTCCCAGGTCGCCAGTTCCGCCGTGCGGTTGTCGTAGAGCGCCAACGCCCGTTTCTGTGCGTCGGTCAAGCCGCGCCGCCGCACCGCAATCAGCTCATCGCCGGTCGCGTCGACCATCCGCACTTTCGAGAGTCCCGCCGCTTTCGCCGCCTGGACGACGCCGTTGCCGGCCAGCACGACGTTGTCTTCGTCGACGACGATGGACCGCGCCGCGCCCACCTGCTTCAGCGCGTCCGCAATCATCGCGACGTTGCGCGCATTGTGCGTGCGGCGATTGGTCGGGTCCGGCTTCAGCGTCTGCAGCGTCGGCATGCTCAGACCTGAGGCGACCCAGTAACAACCGGCAGCGTCCCGGGCGCGAGCGTGGGCTGCGTGAGCGGCGGCCGCACCGGCGCGATGCGCGGCACGCCGGGATGGACGACCGCCACCGGATGGACGTGAATATGGAGCGTCGAAGGGCCGGCGTATTGCCGCAGCCGACGGCCCGCTTTCGCGCCGGCGAGGGCGGCAACCGCAATCGGATGGACGGGGCGGGCATAACTGCCGAGGCGCCGCCGTTCAGCCAACATCCGAGTTTGCGCGGGAGTTAGGGCCATGGATTAGCGCACTCCTTTCGCGTAATCGCTGAGGCGCCTGCGCCGGTTCGCGCGTGCGCTGGAGCCCTTCACATAATGGGGGAGGTTCGTTTCCTTCGTCGCCGCGAACTCGTGCAGCGTTTTGCGCGGGAGTTGCGCGAGGCGCGGATAGTAGCTCTCGGAGGGATCATGTTCCGCGATGGCCATGGCCCGTCTTTGGGCGACCGATTGGCTAGGCACTGTTCACCCCGCGTCCTTGCATTCTACGCTGGTCGAGCGACGCGGCGCGCATCAATGCACCTGCGTCGGCGGCGTCACGCCCTCGTCGAGATCCGCCAGAAACAGGACGCGCGTCATCGCCCGCACCAGGTCTGCGCACACCCGCGCGCCGACCACCAGCCCGGCCAGATCCTCCGCGGTCGCCGTGCCCGACGCGATCACGCGGTCATTGAGCGCCGCCACCCGTCGCAGCACCACCCACGCGTCCCGCTCGAGCGCGGTCCAGGCGTGGCGCGTCACGATGGGCGCATCGGGCTGCGCCAGCCAGCCTTCCAGCGTCGCGACGATCGCGGCGCCCTGCTGGTCGAGCTCGTCGGCGAGCGTCATGCTCCCCGCTCCCACGCGTGACAAATCCGGGCATATTCTGGCCCGCACTCGCCGGTCGCGGCATAGACCCGCACGAATGCGAGCAGCGCGATTTTTCGGGGTAAGCGCATCGCGATCATCCATGGCAGCGTTTCGTGCCAGTGCCAGCGCAGACGCGCCGGGGCGTAATGCCGCACCAGCCACCACCGATACCCGACCTGCCACCGTAGCGTGCCTTCGGGTGCGGTCACGGGACGAACTTCCCGATGGCGAGGAGGATCACCGCGACGGGGATCAGCGGATACGCCGACGCCACAAAACTCGCGACGGCGAGCAGCAGCGCAATCACGGCGAGAATCTGGCCAGCCGTCATATCGCCTCCTCCCTCACAGCCTCCACGCTTGGACGCACGCCGGAACAGGACCCTGTCAGGGCCAGTCCGCATCGTCCGGCGCGCGTTGCTTAGGCTGCAGCACCGGCCCGTCACCTTGACGCAGCGAGGCCACGTACTCGACCGTGCGACGGGCCATCGACCGCGGAACACAGACACCCTGCGTGCGATAGCCGTCATTCAGCGCCGCGCGCAGCGGATACCGCATCCACCATGCGGGCAGACGGCTCCGCACCCGCCGGAAGAGGAACATCCAGACTTCATCGGGCACGATGAAATACGCGAGCCAATCGGCACGACTGGAGAAGACCCAACCCTCTCGGCCGGTCACGTCATTGCTGACCAGTTCAAAAAACAGATTGCCCGTCCGCGCGGCCCGTTCGTCGCACTTGTAGTCAATCCCGACGGGACCCTCGGGCGTGACCGCAACGCGGTCAATGCCCTGCCATTGCTCGTCCATCGTGGCCTCGCGCAGGTCGTACGCCTCGCGGAGCCACCTATCGAGCGTCGGCGCCCATCGCCGTTCGACGCCCTGACTCGCCGCGAACTGATGCACCATCTCTGGCTTCATCAGTCTCAGTCCTCGAGGGTCAGGCGCTCCCAGCAGTGGCCCAGATCGGCAAACGCACGGCAGAAGTCCTCGATGTCGTCGCCCAGGTAGACGACCATTGATGGAAAGGGGGCTGGGTCCTCACTTCCAATGAAAGTTAAGCGCCCTTCGATAAAACAGACCGGGCAGACCCGACGGTACCAGTCCGTGAGCCGCTTAAACCATTGCGTATCGGTCCGCGCGGGCACCAGCGCAATTGCCTCAGTCACGCCACCATCGCGCTCGTATTCCACACAGAGTTTCTCCACCCACGCATCAATCTCGCGTCCGTAGGGCGGGTTCATGTAGACGCGACCCTCCCAAGGCTGCGCGAGCCCATCGTCCACGGCGGTATAGTGGCGCGCGGCCGGGACGTTCGGTGTGCCGGGATTACTGCACGGATCGAGATCAATCGCCCCGAGGCACTGGAGGACACGCTCGACAATCAGCGTCGGCGTACAGTGCTCAGGCGTCTCGCTGGAGAAATGGACGGCCAACTTCTGACCCACGTTCGCCACCTCGTTATAGGCATCGCGGAAGCGCGGCCGTGGATTGTGATTAGTAAACTGTTCGAATACCTTCCGCGTCCACACCACATGACTCTGTGAGTACGGCTTACCTGTTCGCCCGTTGATCCACTGGGCGGCCAGTACCCGCGTTGACGGACCACCTGGCGCGTCCAACTGCTCGACCACCTTCGCAGCCTGCTCCCACAATGCCGCGTCCGCATCGTCTTCGCCGCGAATCACCCGCAGTTCCAACGTATTGATCTCGCGCATCGCGAAATCGAACACGGACTGCACGACGGCCGTCGTCTCTTTCACGCGCCTCTCCTACTGGGCCCGCCGCCAGGTGCCGCTCGCCGTCGCACTGAGCGCGCCCGCCCCCTGCGCGTACGCATCCCGAAACACCGTCCCGTTGATGAACACCGCGACCTGCACGATCCCGCTGGTCGTGACCGCATTACATTGGGCCTCGAGCAACACGAACAGCGTCGCCTGCTTCGATTGAAACGTCGCGAAGTAGGGCAACGACACCGCGGGCAGCACCGTCGTGCCGTCGATGTCGTCATCGGTGATGATCTGGACCGGAGCCCCGCCGCAATTCCCCGTCGCCCGGTATTCGATGGTGTCGGCCGTGGTCGTCGGCGAGGATGGACTCGTCGCCGTCATCGGGATCGGGGTGACGACGGGTCGATTGGAGTTGTCTTGACAGCCGAGGCCGCCGAGCGCCAGGGCCGTGCAGAGGGACGCGAGCGAATGTCTCATACACTCCTCCATGCGGCCTGCGCGCGCGCGCGGCGGCAGCTTCGACAGAACCAGAACCACGCGCCCGTCTGCGGATTGACCGTCAGCCGTTCGCGACAGCCGCGCGTCTGACACTGCCCGCGCGCATGGTGCCGGTCATGCCAGAGGCGATTGCGCGCACGACGGGCACGCAGCGCGCACGCCGTCATGGCACCCGCTCCGGGCGCCGCGACCGCCGCCGCGTCGGGGGAGCCCACTGCGCGCTCACAAACGTCAGCACCGCGTACCCGCCACACGTCCCGGCGACGGTCTCACACACCACGGCGGCATCGTGCCCGGTCAACGGATACGCCGCGTGCCGATCCCGCGACCACGCTCCGGGGGCGGTGTAGTACTCCGGCGGCGCCCCGTGCGTGCGCCGACGCACCACGACGAACCGCTGCACGCGGACCCGGGAGTCGTCCCCGGCGCACCGCGAGCCCACCGCTAGCCCATCCATCCCTGCACGCCCGTCGGCAGCTTCGGGAGCTGCGGCGCCCGCGGCTTCTCCTTCGGCGTCTGCTGCCGCACCGCCAAGTACCGAAACGCACTCGCCCCGTGTTCCGCCCAGTCGTGTACCGGCTGCGCCTTGTATTCGTTCAAGCGCGTGTTGAAATCGCGCCGGTAGTGCTGTAGCGCCTCAAGCCCCGCCCGACACTTCTCCTCGTCGAACCAGCAGCGCGGGAACAGCATCCGCGCCGCATGGATGCCGTCCTCCAGCGGGATGTTCGGGCAAATCTGAAACTTGATGCCGAGACTCGCGGCCGTTTCGAGCCGCGACCGGCCGCTGCCGAGTTCTCTCACCTGGATGTCGTGCGGCGCGCCGTGCGTGCCGTAGACGTAGCCTTTCGCGTTGAGGATCTGCGCGTAGTGCGGGAGGCCTTCGCCGCTCGATTCGTAGTAGTCGATAAGTCGTACTTCCCCGCCGCGCGTTGACTGACTGAACCAGATGGCCGTCGAATCACCAACTCCCAAGTCCCAGTCCGTATCGACGGGCAGCACCGGATCAACAGGCACGGATCCGCCAATCCGACCAGCGCGCCGTCCAGCCTCCAACTCACCGGCAAAAATGGCACCCTTGACGGACGCTTCGAAGCTGCACTCGTACTCTTGCGCGTACTCATCGGCCGTCATGTCCTTTCGCGCTGCGGCCAGTTCGTCCGCCGGAATAATCCCGGTCGCACTCGCCTTGAACTCCGCGAAAAACCATTGCGGATCGCGCTTGGCCTGCTGCACCACTTCGTAAAACTGATTCTTCCCTGCCGGCGTGCCGAGAAAGAGCGCCCACCCTTGCCGGTCACTCAGCGCCGGCCGCACGACTTCGGTGAAGATGCGCGGCGGCATCAGGCCGTACTCGTCGAGTACCACGCCGTCGAAGTAGAGCCCGCGCAGACTGTCCGGATTGTCCGCGCCGTAGATGCGGACCTGGCCGCCGTTCGGATAATCCACCGCGAGCTCGGACACGCGCGACGTCACGCCGGGAATCGGCTGCGAGAAGTCCAGCAGATAGTCGAAGGCAATCGCTTTGCCCTGTGCGTAGGTCGGCGCGATGTACGCAAAGCGCGGGCGTTCGCGTGGACAGAGCAGCGCGCACTTAATCAGGTGATTGACGGCCGCGACGGTTTTGCCGAGACGGCGATGGGCGACCACGACGCCGAAGCGGTGCGTCTCGAGGCCATCGTGAATGGCCCACTGCGCTTTACGCGGCGCGTAGTCGATCTCGACTTCAGGCACTGATTCGCTCAAACGGCAGACGCTGCGCGCCTGCGAGCCAGCGGTTATATTTGATGGCCGGACCACGCGTAAACCGAGGCCTCGGTTTCGGCTTGTCCGTCGCGGACGACCGGAAGACCTGCAGCACACGCGCCGCGCAGGAGTCCCCAACACGCACCAGCCATCCGCGCTCGAACGCACAGGCGCCATCGCCCGCAATCCAGATCGTGTGAAACCAAACCACCCGCTCACGCGCTACATAGGCTGCGGCTCGCAGAAGCTGCTGTTTCATCTGCTGATTGAGGGGGAAATACGGCGGATCGAGAATGACCACATCGAACGCGTCTCGTCGAAACGGCGGTAACCAGGCATCCCCGAGTACGTGCGGACGGGTGCTGACATCGATGTCCAATTTCGTGCCCCACGTCGCGAATCCTCCGAACATCTGCAGCACGCGCTTGCCCTCCGTCAGCGCGCACAGGTGTTTCTCGACGGCCGGCGGGAATGACCAGCGATTCGACTTCCCCTGACGGGCGTTCGCACACCAGAGCACGCCGACGTCTCTCGGTGGCCTACTCATCGCGCGCCCCTTTCCACTTGATGACCAGCGGCCCGCCGTCCGCGCCCGTCACCGCCACCGACTCGGTCGGCTTCCCCATCGTCCGGTCGAGCACATCGCGCACGGCCGCCATCTGCACCGTCGGGAACTCGTCGCGATCCAGCAGCCGGTCGAGTGTGCCAAAGGCTTTCGGCTGCATGGCGAGCAGCCGTTCCTGCGCCTTCGCCTTGACGTGCGGCGCCGAGCCGCCATGCATCCGACACACGGTGCCCCCCGCAATCGCCGGGTTTTTGCACGGCTGGCCGTTCCGTTTGCCCGTCGCCGTACAGCGCGGCGCCCCCGGCGCGAGCAGCGGATGCATTTGCATGAGGCTCGCGGTTTGCGACGGGTCCGCATCCACCGTGGAGGCTTTGACTGGGCCACGCGGCGCGTGCTTCATGGCTCCGCCTCGTCCGTATGCATCACCGCCCAGATCTGCGCGCGTCGGGCGCATGAATCACCGCGCAATCCTCCGCGCACAGCAACTTGCGCCCGTCCGGATAGTTGACCCACGTCCACGGTCCCGGCGTATGCTGCATTTTCTGCTTCGCTGGCTGCTCCATGTCGCTCCTTCAGGCCGCGGACGGGGGCCGGGTATCACCGGGCGGCTCCGATCACCTTCAGCGCCTCGTCCACTGTCCGCACCACCGGCCAGGGAATGTCCGTCTGCGCCGCCGTCAACCGCCCTGTGCCGGTTTTGATTTCCATCGGCGTGAACACCCAGCGGTAGAACACCAGCACATCGGGCAGACCGCGGCCGCCCACGCGCCACACGCGGGCCCCGACGCGGCGCAGAGCGTCCACGATCAGGCCTTCGGAGGCATCCCGCCGCTTACTGGCGCCGCCCGTGCGAAACATCAGGACTTCCCCACCAAGTCGGCTTCGGGTTCTGCGGGCGCCTGGGCCTGGGCCTGCCGTGCGCGCCCCTGCGCGTGGAGTTCCGCCGCCGTGCGACCCGTTCGGCGAACCATCTGGCTCAGATCCGGATACGGATGCGCCTCACGCCACTGGCGCTGCACCTCGCGGGTGTGCGCCGCCGCAGCGGCCACCTGGGCAAAGAAGTCCGGCGGCAGCGAAGGATAGCGGGCTCGCAGCTGCGCCAGACCCGTTCGAGAAAGGCCGCCTACTTGTTCCATACGTATCTCCGTCGGAAGTCCTGGATCGCCTCGTCCGTCAAGGGCGTGCACGACGGCATCGTCTTCAGCACCGGCTCGAGATCCGTCCCGCCGAAAAGCCGCGTGAGCAACTCGCAGGCTTGCGCGTGTGTCGGCTCCGGCGTCTCGGGCGCGATATCCACGACTGACACGTAAGGACGCCCCCGGTCGCTGGTCCGCATCGCCGTCACCATCAGGATGGCCTTGTTGAGCAGGTCGGGCCGCTGGGGGATGTCATGGTCCGCACAGAATTGCTTGGCGTCGGCCGACAGGTCCGCAAACGAGGCCCACTGATTGCTCGCCAACACCGTCCGCGCGACGGTCAGATAGATGCCGAGGTCGGTGTTGGCGGCGGCGTCCTCATGGTGCGTGCGATGGCAGACGAAGCACACCACCTCAAGGTCGGTCGACCATTCGCGACCCAACCGCACGTAGGTGCGATGATGCACCTGCAGATCGCGTCGACGCCCGCACCGCTGGCACGCATAGCCAGCGTCCGCCAAGGCGCGATTCCGGACGCGGCGCCAGGCGTCGGTGTTCAAATAGTGGCGGTAGGACACCGGCGCGCGTTCTTCGCGCCGGGCTCTAATACCTGGATCATCAGTACTGAGTGCCATGAAACAAGACCTACCGTATGACTCTGTACGTAGTACTAGGATCGGATTGGATCGGATTGGGTTGACGTAACACGCCGCGAACTTCGCGCGCTGTTCGCGGGATGTTCGCGCGAGCCATTCGGCGGTGTTCGCGAGATGTTCGCGAGATGTTCGCGCGCACGCGTCATGCGTTGGCGCGCCGCGTCCTTCCGCTTCACCACCGCGGCCCGCGACTCCTGCCAGTCGAGGTAGTCGTGCATCCGATAGTCGCCCGTCCGGCCCTCCGCGTCGGCGTCCCACAGGTGCACCGTCACCAGTTCCTGGATCCTGGCCTTCGTTGCACTCCGAAAGGCCCGCACGGCCAGATCCGTGATGCGTCCGTCCGTCAAATGCCGCGTGCAATAGATGCCGCCCTCAATCCAGAGGCGAAACGCCCCGTCCGACAGCGCCTGCACTTTGGGGTGATAGATCGCCGCGTCATCGAGACGGAACCACGCCATCCCTAGACCCTCCGCAAGGTGCGTATCCACCGCCGCCACCAAGACCCCTCGCGTCGTCGCCGCTCGAGCTCCAACCACCAGCGAATGGCGTACAGCCGCGAGTCCGGAAACTCGCGCATCAGCCACCGCAGCGTGCCCCGCGTCATGCCAGCGGCGCGGTGTCGGCCGCGGCCTGGTCGATGTCGTCGAGATGCAGCCGGGGATTGACCCGGCAGTCCTCGCAAAGAAACTCCGGATTCAGCCCATCCGGCCGATGGAAGGCATCACAGACGGCTGCCGGCCAGCCGTCATGGTTAGAGGTGAAAGTGCCGTCGCATTCCGTCCGTTGGCCGCGTCGTTGACACGGATGCGTGTGAATCTGTTTAGTGCGCGCCAAGTCGCATCTCCTCTTCAATCGATTTCAAAATCGCCTTCAGTGTCCGGACCAGCTCCACCACCAGCTTCTCCGTCGCCCGCGCTTCCTGCCGCGCCGCATACTCCGGCGAGAGCTCCGCGCGAATGCGCGCGCGGTTCGCCTTCTGCTCCGTGTCCAGCGCCTGCGCCAGGACGGCGGTAAACGCCGCGTCGGCCCGTGTCACTTCCGTCGTGCAGTTCCCGAGCAGTGACGTCAGCGTCATCAGCAGTTCACGCGCGCGAGCGGGGACCACGTCACCCGTTAAGAGTTCCCGCTGGATGGCTTTCACCCGCTCGCGCACCGTGAGCTCGCTCATGCCGCCGCCGTCATCAATCCGCGAATCTCGCGCTCTTCCGCGTCCACTTCCGAGAGAAACAGCCGCACCGCCAGTTCGTGCGCGTGCAGCTCCTGCGCGGTCGCCGTCACGCGCGTGATCTTCAGCCGCAACGGCGCCGGAAAATCCGGGTGGTAGCTCACAAACTCGCCCCACGCGCGCCCCGAGAGCCAGAGACACTGCAGAATCTGCAGGCGATACTCCTCCGGCAACCCGCCACGCAGATACTCGAGATGCGTCGCCGCCTTCGGGCACTTGATCTCGATGACGCCGTCGGCATCGACGAAGCCATCGGGACTCGCGCCGGTGAGTAACTCGGGATGCGACAAGAAGCCGACCGGCGACACGAGCCGACCGGTTTCGATTTCGTAGGTGGCCCGCGCCTCCGATTCGAGCTCGATGCCGCGCAGCATGTCCGCCGACACGAAGCCGTTTTCCTGTGATTGGCCGGTGATCCGCTCGAGCACCAGGCGCGTCCGCAAGTTTTTGCGCCCAGCGCCCCACCCGCTCTTGGTTTTGGCAAACGCGTCGGCAATCACGGACGCCGTCAGACGGCCGAGGCGAGCGGCCACCCACTCGGGTGACCGCTGGTCAGCGTGAATGATGGTCGCGATCACGCCGGCACCGCCTTGGCGTCGACCGCCTGCGCCTTCGTTTTCAACCCCTCCCACGTCTCACGCGCCGTCCGATCTAAGTGCGCGCGGAACTCCCGCGGCGAGGTGTTCCACGCCTTGCGGAGTGCGTCAAACCCGTTGTCCGCCGTGGATTGCATGTCGGTGAGCCACTCGCGGTAGCCCTTCGGGGCGTCTGCCTCCTCCCGCATCGACACGACATTGGACGTGCGCGAGCCGGCGACATCCGGCGTCGTCGCATCCGCATCGGCGGCCATCGCTTCGACCGGAATACAGAACGTCAGAAACGCCGCGTACTTGTAGGCCACCGACATGGCCTTGTTCGTCGCCTTGTCGGCCGTATCCATCGCTTCGCCGAAGGTGCGCGCCGTGTGCCGGCTGCCGTCCGCCGTGGCGATGAAATCGAACTCGGCGTCGACGACGACCGAGAACAACGGATCGCCTTTCTTCGTCGCGCGCTCGGTCATCTGCCGCGACAACATGCGCGGGATGATGATCAGGCCGTACTCCGGCAGCAGCGGCGCCAGCGCATTCAGCACATCGTCAATCCCCCGGAAGGCGAATCCCTGCTGCTGGTTCCTCCGGCTCTTCCCAATCCCCCGCTGCGCCATCGCCGCGGCCACGCCCTGGATCGCCCGATACACCGTCAGCGCGCCGGGCGCCGCCATGGTCTCTGGTCGCTGCTCACTCGTCTGCATATCCCCTCTGCCTTCTGCTTAGGCCGCCGAGTGCGGCCGTTCCACCTGCTCCACCCACACCCGGCAGCCGGGACACGTCGGCGTCTGCTCCACGCCCACCTGCTGGCTCGCCGGGATGTACACCCCGCACACCGTCTGCTGCTGCCCCGCCGTGTCCCGACGCGTAAACGCCGGGATGTAGTGCGTCCACGTATCCGGCGCGACCTGGCGGACCATTACGCGACCCCCTGACGCGGCTGCGCTGTCGACACGGGCTGCGCGCAGCACGCCTCGCAGCGATACGGCGGCCGCTCGTCCGCGTCCACCGCGTACGGCTCGCCGCACGCCACGCACGTGACGGTCACCGTCTGCGGCCCTTCCCAGTCCGACGAACACGCCCCGCACCACCCACACGCCGCACTGCACGCTGTTCCGTTCATACCGCGCTCCCGTTGCGCTTCGTCCATAATCCGAGCACCAGCGCCACGACGAGCACCAGCGTCGAGCCAATCGCCTGCGCGTGATCCACTGCCCAGTCGAACGCCATCACGCCACCGCCGCCTTGTAGGCCGCGTCTGCCGCGGCTCGCTTGCGTTCCAGTTCCGCCAGGGCGTCACGCAGGCGGCTCAGCGCCTCGTCGGCCGTCCACAACCCCTCGGCCTGCAGCTGCAAGGTCATATCAACCTGGCCCACAAAGAACGCGTAGGCCCCCCGGTGTGCGTCCTCCCACTCACTCAGCCGATTCGTCGTCGATGTCATCGCGTCATCCCCTGCCGCGACTCGCGGCTGTCGAGTAGCCCCCGCTCGGTCCAGGCGTCCTGCAGCTCGCGCAGCGCCGCTTTGACCGCCTCGAGCGCCAGCCGCAGCCGCGCGTTCTCGGCACGAAGCTCGGCGTTTTCTCGCTGCGAATCCGGCGTGCGTTGCTGAGCCATATCTGGACCGTTCACCTAGCAGTTTCGGCTGTTTTGTCCGGTATATCCGGCCCGAAACCTCAATGTTTTCGATATCCAGAGTCTACTGAACATTACCGCGGAAGGTCAAGAAAAAAAATTCGTCCCTGTGTTTGCAATCACTTACAGCCACGCCGTCGCCGTGCTGTGCCAGTTCTGGACCCGCTGTGATACGCTGAAGCGCGTATGGCCCTCCATCTGTATCGGCGCCACCGCGTGAGTTGTCCGCATCGCTCGCAGACCTACCGCCGCTGTCAGTGCCCCATCTACGCGAAAGGCACGCTCGCGAAAACCTACGTGCGGATGTCGCTCGATCTCACGAACTGGGACGCCGCGACGAAACTGATCGGCCAGTGGACAATTGCCGGCCAGGTTGGCTCGCTCCATCAACCAAACGCCCGCACGCTGGCCGAGACGGTGGCCGCCTACGAGCGCGACCTGGAGATCCGCGGCTTGAGCCTTCGGACCCGTCGGAGTAAAGCGTTCCTGCTGCGCGTGCTGATGCGGTGGGCCGTGCGACACGGCTCTACGCTGCTGACGGATCTCACGCCGGCGCGCCTCGCAGAGTTCCGGGCGAGCTGGACAACGTGGTCCCCCGTCACACGGCACGTCTACCAGAAGCACTACGCGAGCGTCTTCCAGTGGTGCGTCACGCAGGGCTGGCTCGAGACCAACCCCGCCGACGCCCTGAGTCCGATCAAGGTGCCCGTGAATCCGACGCTGCCCTTCACCGCCGACGAGATGGCCCGCATCCTCGATGCGTGCGACGCCTACGTGCAGGCGCATCCCGGCACGCGCGCGTTGCGCCATCTGCGGACGTTCGTCCTCATGCTGCGCTGGACGGGACTCCGCATCAGCGACGTGACACGGCTCGAGTGGGCGCATGTCAGGCCGGACGGGACCGTGTTCCTGTACACGCAGAAAACCGGCACGCCGGTCACCGTCCCGATCCCGGCTCCCGTCCTGGCGGCGTTCAACGCGTTGCCCCGCGTCGGCCGGTATCCGTTCT